TTCTAACTTCTTAAAATATAAATATTTCTGCAATGGCATGAAAGACGTACTACCTGATTCTATCTATGAACTGTATATGGTTGTTTGCGAAAAAATGACTGAAAAAGAAATAATCATTAAAAGATCTGATTTTTTGGCAGTAAAAAATCATGTGAGCGTAGCAGAATATATAAGAAACAATGAAAAAGATATAACATTTTATCCTGAATTTGTTTGTATTAAATATCCACATTCTTTTGTGATGGGTATTTTCAATTACCTTAGTTCACTGATGCATGCAGCAAGTCAACTTCTCTACAGACATTTACTCCATATGTCAAAATACAAGAAATTAGACAGAGAACTAGACTTCAATGGGATTTCACATAGTGACGATGCTGAATTAATAGTGAAAGCAAGTACTGCAGGAATGTACGAAGATGTGATGAAGAGTTATGAAGTTTACAGTAAGCATTTCAATCACATGCAAAGCAACAAAAAATGTCAAGCAGATAAAAAATCTTCAGAAGTTATTTCTATAGTTAGAATAGACAAAAAAGTTGTAACAATGTTGGCTAAATTTTCTGCCACTTTAAAAGTTTCTCCTAGCTATAAAGGATTGGAAATGGAATCAAAAAATTTGGTTAGTAAAACTGTGGAAATGATAGCTAATGGTGCCACTTTCAATCAAGCTTATAAAACTTACAGAATAGCCATGTATCATCTACATCATGACATATATTTAATGAACAGACCTGAGTATAATTTACCAGTATCCTTATTAGGCACACCAGATTCTTATAGTTTTTTCCAGCTTTTATACGGAACACAAGTTGACCTTTATATGCTCATGTACAAAAATTATGATATTTATTTAATGCTCTGTAAAATGCTAAAGTATGATGAAACTACTCATCAAAGAATTTTGTTAAATTACATAGCAAGAAGTAGAAATTTAAAACCTGATTTTGAAAAAAACAAAATTGAAAATCTAAATCCTATTGTCAAAAAATTGCTGGAGAGTGATACAATTTTAAATTTGCCTTTTAACAATGATCTTTTGAACAGAATGCAAGTCATAGCTAGAATGAAAAACAGTGATTTTGCTGCAAGTGTTGCAGGTGGACATTTAAATTCCGGTTTAAGTTATTTACTAAGAAATAATAGTAAGTTTTGTTATAGAATTAAAGACGATATAATGGTCCCTTGGAAAGCCAGACAAACGTTGAAAGAAATGTTTGAATCTAATATTGTGAATATTATTAAAAATGAAAACAGACCAGGTATAATCAATGAAGTTTGCACAGTTATAAACCTGATGGACAAAATCAATGTTAAACTGAAAACAGAACATATACCTACAAATATAAAACCTTGTGTCA